TGTCAACTTGGTAACAGGTGGCTATGTAGAAGCTCTTGCACTATTGGAGTCTGAATATAATCGGGCAAAAGCCGATATAAGAGAGAACATTGCAACCGAAGCTCGTATAGAAGAATTAGAAGTAGAAAAGGAATTTCTCACGCGATATCAGGAAGCACTTTCAGATGGTAGATATACCAAGGAAGAGCACAACGCAATTTCACAGGACCTATCCAATCGATACGGAATAGGTAGATCTATGACGATAGACAGTCGTCTAGAGAAAGAGACTGTTTCTGCCCAGTTGAAAGAACTAATGCGGGAAGATCTGCAACGTCGAGCAACGGACGGAACTCTGACAAAGCAATATATGTTGGACAATAAGATCCCTGTAGATCTTTTTAATTCATTCAGTCAGTTTGCAGATAGGAACGAACAGGTCAAGGCTGATCCTCTGTATAAAGCTATTGAAGACCGAGTAAGAGGAGCAATAGCTGAAAGCGATAAGTTCAAGTTTATTGAGGGTAAATTTCAATCAGACGCCGCACAATGGTACTTAAATCATCAAACTAATATATACAAAGACAAATATAGAAGAGCTGTATTAGGTGGAGCTTCACCACAGGAGCTGAATTCTATTCTTGATATGGCTGCTTCTGACACGAAAGCATACATAGACAGTCAGGAGAATTTCGGTCCTGATGTAGGTATAGCTTTATATGACGAGTACATGTCAGGTCAGAAAACTAATCAACTAGCGGCTGAGCGAAAGATTAACAAGATGCTGACATTGTTTGCAGATAGCAGTAGAAGAAAAAATCCAACCGAATGGATAAATGCGATAGGAGAAGCACCTTTGATAGAAGCCGTAGAAGAACTTAGAACGACTGGAGATAGTATCTTTCTTAGACAACTGGGATCAGAACTAAAGAAAACACCAATTCAAATTGCAAATGAAATTGCAGGAGTAAGTGACAAAATTGAACCAGTTGTGGTTCCAGCAAACTACCAAGAAATGCTTGAAAGCTGGAATCCAAAGCAAAGGTTTACTTTTACGAGCAGACTTGCATCCATTGAGAGCAAAATCCGTGAGACCAAAAAATTACTGAATGATGCTTCTCCTATGCCTACGAGACCATCGTTTAATGAACCACAAGGTTCTGCTACTGATGCACTGCTCGATAAGATCATCAGTGGTGAAGGTGGTTACGATTCTGTAAACAGAGGATATGCGGGGGATACACCTGGCGGATTACCAGGCCTTAGTGAAATGACTATTGGTGAAGTGATGGAGCTTCAACGGACTGGTGGTTACTTTGCAATGGGAGCCCCACAATTCATCCCAGCAACTTTAAAAACGGCTGTAAAAGATTCTGGTCTATCCCAAGATGATATCTTTAGCCCTGACAATCAAAGAAAGCTTGCACTAGCACTGATAGTTGGTGGTAATAAGCGACCTAGATTAGCAGCTTATCTAAATGGAAGTAGCGATAACCTAGATGCTGCTCATGAAGATCTAGCCCTTGAATGGGCAAGCGTACAGGGACCATCTGGACGTGGTGCGTATGACGGTGATTCAGCTGGAAATTATGCACATACAAGTGGTACAGAGATAAGGAATCTTTTAATTCAAATGCGGGAAGAAAATTTAAACCCTTAATTAAATGAATGAAGAAGAACTAAATAGTCTGAATCCTGAGCTGACAGATGAAGAGCGTCTTGCTCTACAAGCTGAAATCGAAGCAAGCGAAGCTAAACAAAGAGAGCTAGAGGCAGAGATTGCTGCTCAGGAAACTGCTACAACTCCTCCTACTCCAACACCTGTTCAACAGGAAAACCCAGGAGTAAGAACACCCGTAAGTACTAGCCCATTTGTCCAGGAAGATGGCAGTATTGATTACGACAAAATAGATAGGTTTGGAGCTGAAAAGGATAATGATCTTCTAGTTGGTCTTTATGATTTTTTGGCACCAGTACTGAATTATATTCCTGGAGTAACTGCCAAACCAGCACCTAAATTTGAAAATGAAGTAGCTCAGACAGTACGTGAGATTTCATCAGTTGTTGTACCAACAATGGCATTAGGTGGTATTGGCTCTGCTGGATTAGCTGCGGGTGCAAATACTGTCAAAAGCGCAAGAGCAGCAAAATTACTAAATGATCCATTTGTTAAATGGGCAGGTAATACACTATTCCAAGCAGGTGCTGGTGCATTTGTTGATTCACAGGTGGGGTTTAATCAAACTGATGACAACCTTGCAGGCTCCCTAAAAAAATCCTATCCAAGAACATTAGGTTGGATTCCTGACAGTATAGCAACTTTAGATAGTGACAGCCCTGACGTAAAACGCGGTAAAAATGTAATGGAAGGTGCATACCTTGGCATTGCAATGGACTTTATCGGTGGGTTCGGGAAACTAATGGGAGGTGTAGATAGGACTCACCAAACGATTAAATGGATTCCTGAAAACGAAAAAGCAAAGAAATGGTTTAAGAACAACGTTGTCATCGATGACACAGCGGAAGAGGCCGTAGCTAGATCAGCAGCAAAAAGATCAGACGATTTGGATGAGCTTGGAGCATACAACTTTGATAAGTCAGTAGATCCAAATGAAGCTGTTTTTGGTTACCACGACATGTATGGATACCAGGAATCAGGTATCAGATCATTAGATGATCTTGGTATTGTTGGTGCTTCTATGGATGCTGTAAGGATAGCCAAGAACTACAACAGTTCCTACGGTCGTGTGGGTAGCGTTATGACTGAAGGAGCACTTAAGTTTGCGAACGAAAGTGGCACTAACGGTGATTTAGTTATTAAAGGCTTGGCGTCTACTTTGCAAGATGCTGGGAAATACAGTTACGAGTATGCACCAGGTAAATATGCAACATTTGATGAGGTGATGGAAGTAGGCAATAAGCTTGCCGATGACTTCTATGAAATGGATTTACAGCAGCTTCAGCAAACTATTAATCCTGAAAGCACCTATAGGGGCTTGAAGCTTCAAGGAACAAACATCACGACAGGTACTCCTGAACTTTCTGATGAAGCCTATGCAGGTGTCATGGGAGCCATCAAGAAGTACATGGATGACTTCGTGAATATGGATGAGGCTAGAGCTAGAGCATATGTAGGTACATCCATGGCAGGTCAAATCAGTGACACTGCACAAGGCATGAGGCTTACAGAAGGATCAGGCTCGATACAACGCGCTCAGGAACAGGTTCTAGATCGTGTTGAATTTTTGATGGCACAAAAGGGAATGACATCCTATGTGCGTGGTAGATCCTTAAATATGCTGAATCTTTGGAACAGAATGACCCAAAGCGGTACAGAAGCATTTGATAACGCTACAAGGAAAAGGATTGAAAATCTAATTAAAGGTGAATCAGATCCAACACTTGCTGCTATGCAACGTATCGCCCAAGAATCCAAAGAGACTGTCGATGGATTGAGAGCAATCAAGGATAGTAATCCTGAAATGCTTGCACCATTGATGATGGCATATGAACTTACTGATGGTAATGTCAAATCAATTACGTCATTAAATAACTACATTAAACAATCAACATCAGTATGGAGTAAAGCATTTATTGATGGACAGGCAGAAATCCCGTCTGTAATCAATAGAGCATTCTATGCAAATGTTTATAACTCAACTCTTAGTGCATTGTCTACACCAATCAAAGCAATCATTTCTGGTGGTCATCTGCTAGTTGAAAAACCACTAAGACAGTTTGCTGGTGCTTTATCTGCAGGAGACGGAAAGAGGGTTAGACGAGCAATGTATCAATACAGCAGTATGATTGATTCCCTTAGAAGGGGTTTTAGTTATGCAAACCAGATCTTTAAACGTTCCGCCTTAGATCCAAGTGTTATTGCTGTACGTGATGATGTTGTTCTAAGAAATCAGAAACAGATAGAAATATTGCAGGCATTTGCTGATGCAAAAGCTGAAAAAGGAGAATTTGGTCCGCAGTTTTTGATGGAGCAAATTAATGCAATGAATGACCTTGCAAACCATCCGGTACTACGTTTCGGTACTAGATCAATGCAGGCAATGGATGGATTTATTCAGTCAATGATTGCAGACTTTGAGGCAAAAGGCAGAGCCTTTGATGCAGTAACAGAGGGTGGAAGAATAAAATTCGATGCAAAGGCAGCAGAATCTCACTACAAAAAAGCGCATTCAGACATGTTTAACAGTGACGGAGTTCTCACTGATAAAGCCGTACAACATGCATCTGGTGAGATTTCAATGAACCTGGATAATGCAGCAAATGATGATTTGTCTGCTCTTATTCGAAGAATGCCAGTGCTAAAACCATTTCTATTGTTTACTAAAACACCTTTGAATGAAATGGCGCTTACGCTTTCATATAACCCATTAGGGGTATTTGTAAAAGATATGAATGCATTTAAGCTTCCGTTTGAGGAAATGCCAACTGAAAAAGTAAACGAACTTTTAGCATCTCGAGGTGTAGATGTAAGCAATCCTTTTGAAGTTAGAGGAAAATACGAAGAGGTTCGTGCTGACTTGAAGGGTCGTAAAGCTATTGGAGCACTGGCAACTACAAGTGCAATCGCCTTGATGCTAGACGACAGAATTCATGGTAATGGTCACTACAACAGACAAGTACAGAAAACAAGGCGGGAAGCAAATTGGAAACCAAGGTCAATCAAAGGTCTTGATGGTAAGTGGTATAGCTACGACGGATTAGGACCAATCACAAACTATCTAGCCTTAGTTGCTGATATTGGAGACAATATGGATGTGCTTGCTCCGAATGATATTGGAGAACTATTGAAAAAGGCTTCGTTTGTATTTGCTGCATCCTTTACTGATAAAACTTATATGGCGGGTCTAGAGCCATTCCTTGATATTACAAGGGGAGATGTAGGTGCTATCAACCGCTGGAGTTCTAGTTTTTTGACAGCAGCAACAGTAAAGGGATCTAGTCAAATGGCAGAGATTGCAAGATTGATGGATCCAGGCATGAAGGAAATCAATAATGAATTGTCTGGCATGATCATGAATCGCATGCCATATCTAAAAAGCACATTACCCAAAAAGTATGACTGGATTGATGGTGGTGAAGTAAACATACCTGACAACTTTTTTGCACGGCTAAGAAATACATACACACCGTGGAAAGAGAGTGGTGTTATTAGTCCTGAAAAACAGTTCCTAATTGATGTCGAATATGATGCCACTCCAACGCTTCAGACTGATGGAAGAGGAACTAAATTAACTAACGAACAAAGATCTGATCTTCTAAACGTCATTGGTAGAGATGGACTATTTAAGAAGCGGATTCAAAAGTTAATGAACCATACTAGCGGGAAAGAATTTAGGAGGAAATTCAAAGCTTCGCAAGCAATGAATAATCAACCTGATACAGAAGACTACCTGTCAGTTCATCGACAACTAGATGATGCACTAAGGGAAGCCATTGGTGATGCCTTGGTAAGTTCTAGGCATAAAACTGCAATTATGCGGAAGGAAGAAATAAGGAAACGATCACAGCTATATCAACGTAGGGGTGACGATGAGGGATTACAAGAATACCTCAATTATGTAAAAACAAACTTCGGTATTTAAAAGGTAATGGCGACAACACAAAATTTATACACAGGGAATGGCAGTACAACTAGCTATTCATTTACATTTGAATATATTGAACCTGCAGACATTAAGGTAAGCCTTGATGGAGTAGATACAACTGCATACACGCTCCCAAACGCTACTACTGTTCAATTCACCACTGCGCCTGCTAATGGTGTTGCAATTCGCATTTACCGTTTCAGTAATCGTGAGACTCTCCAGGCAACATTCTATCCAGGTTCTTCGATCAGAGCTGAAGATCTGAATGATAATTTTCAACAGCATCTTTTCATTGAGCAAGAGAACTTCTCAGAAATTCCCCTTGCTATTGATAGAGCGGTAATCCGCTTTGATCAACTTGACCCTGCAGATGTAATCACTGAGGCTGAGCAGGATGCAGGTCCTGTCCTTAATGACGACAGCCTATTCACCTCTGCTGCCAGCGCTGAGCGTTTTGACACCAAGGTCGGTCCTGAACCAGCAAGTCCTCATGAAACAGGACGTACATGGTTTGCCAATGATGCTGATGGAACTTTAAAGGTTTGGAATGGCTCGGAATTCAAGCGTGTCGGCCGTGATGGTGCTTACAAGGAGGTTATTACTGAGACACAACAGGACACTGGAACCGCCACTAGCGATGATTCCACCTTCACCTCTGCTGCAGCAGCTAAACGTAGTGATGTTATTTACCAAGCTACTGGGGTTGATCCAATAGCTCCTACTGCACCTGGTACTTGGCAGACCGGAAAACTCTTGTATGACGCCAGCGTAGGTAATGAAGTTCTAAAAATATGGAATGGTACTTCATGGACAAACGTTGCTGCAGGTCTCCCAAATCTTCCTGCTACAAACAGCGTCATTAGGTATGTAGATGCTGCTAACGGAACTGATGCTACTGGTGTCACTGGTTTCTTTCCAAACCAACCGCTTCAGTCAATCGGTCGCGCATTAGATCTAGTCAATGCTGAAAATGCAGATGGCACAGTAATCGTGGTTGCAGCTGGTGTTTATCAAGAAACACTGCCTCTACAAATTGAGCGTGCAAATATTTCTATTGTTGGTCAAGCCTTACGTAGTGTGTTTGTGCAGCCTACTCAGGCTACAGAGACCAACACGATGTTTGAGTGCAATACAGGCACACTCCTTGCAAACATGACCTTTGTAGGTCTTAAAGCAAACGGAACACGAGGTGGTGCCAGTTATGACAGTGATTCAACCTATGGTCTACCTGAAAACCAAGGTTGGGCTTGTGCTTTTTACAATAATGCTGTTATTAAAAAAAGCCCTTATATTCAAAATTGCACTAACTTTAGTGATTCAAGTATTGACAACTCAATTAAGTATGACCAGACAAACCTACAGTCTGGTGCTCTAGGTGGTGACACAACATCTGCAATGTCAGGTGGTGGAATCCTTTGCGATGGTTCTGTTCCTGCTTCGAATAGTCCTCTACGTAGCTTTGTCGTAGATTCATTTACGCAGGTGTGTTTAGATGGGCCAGGTATTCTCTGTACAAACGGAGGATATGGACAACTTGTTTCATTCTTTGGAACGTTCTGTCATTATCACGCCAAAGCACTAAATGGGGGTCAGCTAAATCTCAGTAACTGTACATCTGATTTTGGCCGGTATGGTCTTATTGCTGATGGTAGAAGTTCTACTGCACAAATTACTGGCTCTACCGTAGGTAGTGCAGCGGCAGGAACTAATTCAGTTGTTGTTGACGGGTTGACTGCACAAGGTGGTTTCTTCTCAAACCAGCCTGGATCAACAATGATCATGGAGGTTGATGGCAATGATTATCAAATTCTCGATGCTACACAAGTATCAGGCAACCAATGCCAAATTAATATTTATCGTGCTACTAATACTGATCCAGCCACTAACCTTGGTCTAGTATCAACAATCGGAAATAATAAGTCAGTCGCCTTTAAGTTACGTTCTTACATTTCAACTGGTGGTCATACCTTTGAATATGTTGGAGCTGGTACGGACTATTCTGCACATCCAGATTACGGTGGACAGGCTATTGAAGCCAATCAAGTTGTTGAACTAGGCGGTACAGGTTCTGCTGATGATGCGCTCTATAACTGTGGCAAAGTTTGGCAGTCATCAACTGATGAAAATGGACTGTTTAAAGTTGGCAGTAAATTCAAAGTAGACCAGCGCAGGGGAACAATTACCCTTGATGGCTTCACTGTTGCAACAGAGCTTGTCACCGACATTAGTCCGCAGCTTGGCGGTGATTTAGATCTTAATTCTAGTGATATTATAGGTAGTGGTAATATCAATATTTCTGGTACGGTAACTGCTACTTCGTTTACTGGAGATGGCTCAAGCCTTACGGGCGTTGACGTAGTAGATGACACAACACCACAACTCGGCGGAGACCTTGATGTCAATGGTCAAAAGCTAGTAAGTGTTAGCAACGGCAATATTGTCCTTGAACCCAACGGTACTGGCAACGTAACTCTTACTGCAACCTCATCTCTGACTCTTCCAGTCGGTACTGCTGCTCAACGCCCTGGTACTGCTGCTAAAGGCATGATCAGGTTTAACGACGACAACGATAAGTTTGAGGGTTATGACGGAGCTAATTGGGGAAGTTTGATTAATGGTGACATTGGTACTTCACCAGATCAGATTCCTGTCAATGGTTTCTTGGGTCAAATGGCCTTCGTAGATCAGATAGCAACCGTTCGTCCCTACTATCCATACACTACAGGCGGTGTTAATTATTACCCTGCTCCTGCTAATGCTGGTGATATTCAGTTCAGGTATATCAGTGACACTCAGATCAAACTTGTTATGAGGGGAACAGCAGATGACACCAAGCTCTACCAATGCGACCTGAACTTTACACAGATTCCTTGATATGTATCCAACTATTCGACCATCGATCACGATGGACTTTCAAAAATCAAAGAGGTTGGATCCAAGGGTCACATTCAGCCGTTCAAGTGCAGCAACTTATGTAGAAGCAGGGGTGGTAAAGACTGTTCCTTCTAATGTTGCGAGGTTTGAAAAAGAAGGTCTGCTGATTGAAGAGGCTAGGACTAACAGTTATCCCGACAGTAGAGCAGCCAACCTTAACTTTGCTAGAGCAACTCATGTTACGTCTACCACTATTCTCGCACCAGATGGAAGTTTTGCAGAAAAGTGTGCTGAGGATACCCAAACTGGCGCTCACGGGTTGTGGAGTAACATCCCAGGACTGGCTAATAATACGCAGACAACATTTAGCATTTATGCCAAAGCTGGTGAAAAGCACTGGTTGTCAATTGGGTTCCAAGACGTAAGTTTTGGATATAACGTTTACACCGCCTTTGACTTATCAACCGGTACTATTGGCACTAACAAACATACGGGAACCAAGATTTTTAGACCCGCAAGTGCGTCCATAACACCAGCCGGTAATGGTTGGTATAGGCTATCAGTTTCACGGGGCACTAATGCCGCAAATGTATTTGCATTGATGACGGCTAGTGAGCCTACCGGACAGTCATATAACTTCAGTACATTTTCATATACTGGTGGATCTAATGGTGACGGGTTGTACTTATTTGGTCCTCAAGTTGAAGAGCAATCTTATTCAGGTGGATTTGCAACCTCCTACATCCCAACAGCAGGAAGCACTGTTACCCGAGCAGCAGATATTGCACAGATCACTGGGACAAATTTTTCTGATTGGTTCAATCAAAGGCAAAGCACTTTATACGTGCAGATGGCTATTAAAAAAATTGCGGGTTCTCAAAGTTTTATATGGTCCTTCGGTGGAGGACAAAGGATTGAGGGCCTTGACGGGTACTACCCATATGAGGGACTGATTTATTTTGCCGATGGATCAGATACAAAATATATTGGAACAGGCGGTGCCGGTACTCACC